GATCTAGGGCAATCATGTATCCAATCTTAAATCCCTCTCTCATGTTTTCTACAATCTTGGAATCTTGAGCAGTTCCAAGTTCTGCTGTGTTGGTTGCTGTTTCTGTTGTCATGCTTTAAATATGACAAGTTTCCCAAAGATGTCAAAGGTTTTTTAATCTTTTTTTTAAGGTGGGTTAGTTTTGAATTAACCTGTTTTTGGGCTTTCAAATGGTCAATAGGCGTAAGATGCCTATTATCAACACTTTATGTAAAATGTAAATCGTGCGAGGATTGGCTAGGCGTGGCGATGTTTTTCCGGCCTTATGATGACACCATCCCCCAAACTGCAAAAACCAAAATTACTGCTTGCTGTTTGTTTTCTGTTTGCTACACGCTGATTTTTGAGCCAATCGATAGTGGTCAATTGGCATTACCCTGCGGCCGCTGATGTCTGAAATTCTAAATTGTTTTTTTTCCAGAATACCTTTTTCAACCATGTCGATAAGCATAATGGAGCGACTTCCACCTCGCATATATTTTAAGCCCATCGCCCTTAATACATCTGGGGTTTTCTTCCATCCTTCTGGGACAACATCGGCTTGCATACTTATGTAACTCTGCAAAGCAGACGCCCACTCTCCTTTGATTGGTTTAGACCATTTTCTATCTTTCATAATTTAATAGGATTTGATTGTGGTTGGGATTGTGAATTTTCCATTTCTTCTTTTTGCTTGAAACACATCATGGCTTTTTTCTCCAAGGTGAATCATTCCAAATGCCCAACCATTTTGCCATCGGAGCCTACGCATCTGCGACCTATTGTAGTTCGGCCCTAGCTCGGAAAGGCACCCGATGTTCCAAGCCTCTCGAAGGTCATGAGAAACACTTCTAAAATAATCAATAGCATGAGTATGCCCAAACAAAACATTTCCGTATGCATCAGAATGCTGTTTGGCTCCATGCATGGCGTGCCCATAACCATGAACAAAGGAAAGGCTCCCACAGGTATAAACACCGTGAATGCTGTCGTAGGGCAACATAGTTCCTCTTGTTTCCTTCATTATCTTTTCCACATTTTCAATCCCGCTGTTGGCATAGTCTCTGCAAATCCCGCTGGAAGTATTTTTTGCCAAATCCCAAAGTCGCTCGTCGTGATTGCCCCGCAGAAAGATTCTTTCCTCACCAAATTTAAAAAACTCCCTAATAAACTCTTCTCCACAATCCCAATCCTCTTGCAAGCTAGAAGCCTGTTCCTCATCACCAGCACCCCTGCGGATCGCCTTGAAATCCCAAAGGTCGCCAATGCAAACGACAAGGTCTGGTTTAAAATCTTTGCAGAATGCGAGCAAAGCCTTAACACTTTTGGGGCATTGCTCGTTTCCGTGTATATCTCCGCAAGCTACAAATTTAATCGTTTTCACTTGTTGGGTTTTTGTCTCCTGTAAGAGAAGTGTAAATAAGCTGGCAACACTCTCTTGCCTTGGGATTCGTCAACTCCAAATCTGTCATGCCCTCCTGTGCCAATGCGCATATAACCTTCATAGATTGCCTCAACGACATCAAATATGTTATCTGGTCGACAGCTTCATTTATGCCTTCTTCGACCATTCTCATTGCTGGCATTTCCCACAAGTTTGTCTGATATGCCTCTACACCTGCTGTATATTTTCGTTCAAGTGCTTCACAGGTTGCCGCTTGAATTTGAGTTAAATGATGAAGATGTTTTTCATTAAAAAACTTTTTAGATGACGACACACTCTTTGTCGATGTCATCCTTTTATCTGCTAGACCACGGACGCTTACTAACAAGAGATTTGCTTGAGTTTTTCACCTCTTGTTTTTGTGTGGCAACCAACTCCCTCCATCCAGAAATTGTTCCGTCCTCCAAGTGTGGGGTTTCCCACTCGAGATGCCTTAAATTATATTTCTCTGCTATTTTTTGGCAGATTGCATAGGTTGCATCATCTTCCCAAGAAACAATGAAATCCCCTGTGGGTGTTCTTGCCAGAGGCACAAAATCAATAGCGTGCCCGCCAATGTGCAAAGATTGAGCAGGAATGCCCCTAGCATTTGTGACTTTCGGCCCCGGCTTGGTTCTACCCTGTGCGTAAAGTTCTTCTTGTTCCTGTGGCGTTCTGATTGAGCAATAAATTAAAACAGGTATTTTTTTATCCAGTAACTCAGAAAACCATTTAGCAACTCTAGCCCCAAAAGTAGCCTCTAATCGTTCGATATGCCCTCTGGAGCGTTCCGCCGCTTCTTTAAGGGTCATTCTGCTTCAGACCTCGACTTGTATCGTTCTGCCTCTTCCATTGCTCTAGAAAGCGCTTTGAGCGTTTGCCCATACAACTGCCTGTATTCTTCTTTAGTGGCATGGGTTCTGTCGAGTTTGTCCCATCGCATGATGAAGTCCGAGATTGAGTCTTGGTTCGGCGTTTGCCCAATGTCGTAGGGTTGAGTTGTTACGCAACCAGCAAGAACGCTAGCGACGATGAATCCAAGAATCAACCTCTGCATCACGAAGAGAACGCCTATATGCGATTTGTTCATCATCCCTTTCTCTACGGGTTTTTGCTCTATTAGCAATCCACCACCCGCCAATGCCAACCAATCCTGCAATGATTGCAAGAATGGAAGTTATCATTAGTCAATATGCAATCCGAGGGTTTTTAGAACTGAAACAATCTTTTCAAGAACGCTGTCATCAGCTGGCGTTGGGGTCAGTTTCACAACGATGCGAGCGAGGACAACGACTGCTCCAACCACCGCCATAATGTTTGCAAAGTTTTCGGTAAGCCAGTTCATAGCCTTGCCCTTATGTCAAGGTTTCACCAGTAGAGGTGTTGTAGGTTCCACCATAAGACCAATATTCAGTGCAAGTATAATGAAATAAAACATTTCCTTCAACATTTGAGTATTCCTCTGGAATTCTGTCCCAATAATACAAATTACTATCTAGATCATATCCATCAAAACTCATCCTCAAGGTTCCAACTTTTTCGGTAATTGCTTGCCCTCCATTTTGAATTTTCCCACCCGTATCCAATTCAAAATATGGGTTAACTTTTGTTTGATTTAGGTACCCAGCAGAAAAGAATAAATATACATTAAAAAAACAGGAAAAGGTTCCATTATCTAATGTAATGAAGATATTTTGCGACGACATGTCTCTTATATAATCACCCAAGCACAATAAATTTTCTTCTGAACTTGGTGTAATTCGATCGGTTGAAAAATAGGATGGTAAATAATCAGCTACAATTTCTCCGCCGCCAGAATAACTTGCCACTAAATCAGGCTGACCACCCGGCGAATTATACAATCTATAACCACCAGAAGCATCAACCCTCCATTTCCTAGTTTTCCAATACAGAGACATTCCTTGCACAATCGTGCAATCTAAACCAAAACTTGTAGGGTCTGTTGCTGTCCCGTATGTAATACAGCTTGGAAACCATCCACTCCCTTGTGCAGATAAAACTTTACCCATAGGATTTCAGCCTTTCGGCTCTCGGCTTAATAGCCGATGACGGAGATTCGGTAAGTGGCCGTGTTCACATCCCTAGAAACGCTATCAGCATTTACGCAAGACAAGCAAACAACATTTGAAGCATAGACAACCCCTTGAATAATTGCACCTGCTGAAATTGCAGAAGGTAAGCCAACCAAAACTATGTCGTTCACAGCCGCACCAGTAACAACTACATCCCTATAATGCTGATCGTTGCCAGCTAGCGTTCCAAATGAAACAGATGTTAGCGTAGTAATGGTTCTTGGAGATTGTGGAAACACTCCGTAGGTTGTCCCATTTGCTATCAATCCTACATTGATTAGGCCAGAAACAACATTGATGTTTGCGGGTTGTGTGATTGGGGTGGAGCCAAAGAAGGCAATCTTTGAGGCCGTGCTAACCCCAATCTTTGTTCCAGTTGTTGTGCCTACTCCCAAATTATATCCATCAGAAATTGTGATGGCAGTTCCAGATAAATCTAGAATTGTGGAGCCAGTTCCAATGGAGTTGTTCTGCCAATCTAGGAAAGCCGTTCCATAACTATTGTATAGCTTGCGGTTGGTTGCATCGACATTTGAGGTTAAGTCCTCGACAAAGAGTGCGTTGGCTTCTGCCTTGGTATAATACGATGCTTGGTCTGCGGGGACTACTGCCCCGGTTGTAATAAGATCACGGCGAACGCTAATAGACCCTTGATAAATTGTCTTGGGCGTTCCGCTCTGGGTAAGCTCGATCTCGATTGTGGGCGTGATGGTATCGGTTCCAGCTTCGGCAAATAGTTCGTCTAGTTCAGCCGTTGCCATTGTAACCGATGTTCCTAGGTAAGAACCATAAACAACCCCAGAGGTGTCCAAAGTGAGTGCAGTAGTGACGGCTTGTAATCCCAATGAACGAACAAAGGAAATTGAATAATCTCCGTCATTGTTTCCAGAGTCCACGGAAACATTATTTGCACCGATGCCAGTAACCGATGTGAGTGCTTCGGCAAAGCTGGCGGCACTTGCTCCAATGGCGATAGCGGTTGTCGTGTTGGTTCCAAATGCAAGAACAACCGAACCACCCTCGGCATCTGGGCCGATAGCAAGGTTATAGATTTCATTGCGAGTTGTGGAGCCAACTTGTGTTCTAGTAAGAGCAACCACACCAGAAACCGATGATGCCGTGAAGGTATCAGAATAGACGGCTGGGTTACGGCGAAGTTTTATGACTTGTTGGGCGGATATGCCGGAGGCAGGGAATCTTCGAGTATTAACAATAACCGAGCTAGTCGGGAACATCGTGAAGCTAGAACCACCAAACGACATTGCGGTATTTGCCGTGGCCGATGTGATTAAATAGGAATAAGGCTCGCTCGAATAGGAGGCAACAGAAGCATTGGTAGCGATTGCGGAAATTGCGGCATAAACTTGGCTTGTCGTTGCGTTGAATGAAATGGCGTTGGATGTGACGGAGTTTAGAACGAGCTTAAATTGACCATCACTAGGGCCGTCATCAATCCCGCCGATGCCGAGCTTTAGTGAAGCCCCTGTTGTGTCCAAATCACGGAGGAAATTGTTGGTGTCACGCTCTTGGAGGCGAACACGAAGATTATAGGTGTCGTTACGGGTAAAGGTAGGGAGAACGCCATTCTTGACCGAGCCAGCCGCCACAAGCGTCCCATTGGTCACATCAATAAAGAAGTCGATATTTTGTGCCATTTTAACTGCCCCTTATGTCAATGCTAGGCCGTAGATGGTCCGTAAACTTGAATTGTTGCAGGTGTTCCATTGGAGCAAACATTAAGGTCGATGGTTTTAAATCCACCAGCACCACCCAAAGCCCCCAAAGATACAGCAACCTGTATTCCATCCTCTTTTTCTGTAAGAGTGATTCCATCACCAGCAATCGGCTTTGTGCATTCAATGCGCCTAATAAGGCTATTAAAAAATCCAAGTGCAAGACGAGAGCTTCCCTTTAGCTCAATAAGACGAGGTTCTTTTGTCATGTTTGTGTTGCGTAGGCAAATGCACCGATTCCAAATTGTTTTTCTTTGAATACTGCTTTAGCTACCAAGAATTGACCCCTTCTTGTAGAGTCCAAGTTGTCCATACAATATCCATAATAAGTAATGTTTCCATCTTTGTTTGATTGCACGACTCCAAGTGGTCTTGGCTGGCTTGGTAGTGTAAGCCCATTTAATTGCGATGGCATTGTAAGAAATCTTCCCAAACCAACATTTGTAAATTGCTGATTTGTTGGAACACCTTTTACCAATTGCCCATTTGCAAACTCGCTCTCCACTAAATCTGTTATAAACTCAATTTCAATGGTTAATGGTGGGCCGTAGATGCCAGCACCAGTTGTGGGAATCATTCTAACTACTGGTTTGGGCAACCCGGTGGAAGCAGTAAGCCCAACATAAACAACGGACATAGAACTTAATCCACCATCTTCTTCACCAAAGCTAATGGTTTCCACGGCCATCCTAGCATATTTAGAACTAGAGGATGAGAACGAGGCATGGGTTGTATCTTTTGCCGGAGCAAGAGTAAGCCGATCTTCTGTTCTAATTTTGTAATTCTCTGTTATGGTTTCAAGTCCGTTAATGTCTCTCTGATAGTCTTGCCGTTGCAAAACTTTCCCGCCAGAGATAGGAGAACCAACTATTACTGCACTCATTTAGAACCTCCAGCACCAGATGTAACCAATGGTGCGCCCATCAATGCGTTTAATGCATCAATCATAGCTTGCATTGTCTTGCTTATTTCACCCTTCCAAGAATCACCCGCTTGATCTGCTGGCGCAGGAGCCATTCCACTACTAATAGCTTGTTTTTGAGCTACATTTGAAATTGCAACTTGCTCTGCACTCATTCCAGTTGCTTGAGCTTGAGCTTGTTCGGCAAGTGTTGGGGCTTGGGCGGCGGCCACTTTCTCGGCCTCACGAACACGCATATCTTGTGCCGTTACTGGCGGCAATCCTTTTGCACTACGCTTTAAGTTTTCTTGTTTTGCTTGGTCTGCATAATAGGCGTCTTGAGTTTTAAAGTTTTCTTGTTTTGTTTGGCTTGCCCTTTGTTTTTGTGCCGCTTCCATTGCCGTTCGTCCAGCTTGTGATGAACCAAGCATACCCCCACCAAATGATTTTGTAGCTTGAGCGGCCTTGTCCCCCTCTGCTTTTTGTCTTTGTATTACGGCTAATTGTGCTTGCATTGTTTGAAGTTTTGCTTGATCTAATGATCTTTCAGCTTTTTTAATAACAAGTTCGTCTTCTTTTGCATTTGCTACTTTAATAATTTGATCGTATTCTTTTTGTGCAAGTGCTTGTCGATCCCTTGCAAGATGCAAATTATCACTTTCTTCACTTCCAAGTAAACCGGCATTTCTTAAAATTTTTGCTGAAATACCATCTTCTGCTTCAAATAATTTATTTCGCAAAACAGATTTTTTATTAGATTGATCTAACCAATAAGCATCTTCCTCATTTTTTTTAACAATATCTTCAATTGCCTTAACTTGTTTCCGCCTTGTTTGAAGCATTGCAATTTGCTTATTGGCAATTTCAATGTTTGCTTCGTCCATAGACGAACCCAAATCCATGCCAGAGAACTTTTCAATTCCCTTGAGTAATAGCCTTAATGGGTCAAATTTCTGTCCTTTTCTCTCCAGCTTATCTATTTCATCTTTAATTGTATCAATAGATGATTGAACCGCATCGGAAGTTGTTCCAGCAAATCCAGCATTAAAAGTTTTATCTAAACTTTTTCCTGTTGCTTGGGCTTCTGCTGAAACATCATATAATGCATCACCAAAAGCCATCGCACCTTTAACAGCACCAACTCCAACCAATCCTAAAGTTCCGGCTCCAGCTAAACTCTTAAAGCCTTTGCCAAGGGCAGATGCCCCACTATTTGCAGATAACAAACTTTTTGCCAGTTCCTTAACCGAGGCATTTGCACCTTGTGCGCTTTTCCCAAGGTCACCCGTGCTCTTGGCGATCTTTTTCATGGATGCATCAGCGCCCGTGCTGTCTGCAACAATTTTAAATTTTAGTTCTTCCATTTTGTTATACCGCTTTAATTTTTCCTTTTATGCCATACCAATCTTTAGCAAGCCTTGGTATAATATATTTATACATATTTTGAATTTCCGCTTTAATGCCCTTTACCAAGCCCGGCTTCCCAACCTCAACTGCCCCTGTTTTTGCCCTTGGTCTGCTTGGTTTATATCTGGTGTCTGCAATACCAGCTTTATTAAAGATTTCAGCAACAACAACACTTGCCGGAACTGCTGGTGTTCCGCCACCCAATTGCCTTTTTGTTTTTTCATTGGGAGTTGGTTCTTTGGGTTTAGTTTTAAATGCTTTAGCCGCATGAACCCAACCAATCCTTATCCACCTAGCAGAATTTGCCCGTCTATTTACAAACTTCTTTGAAAAACCAGTTGCCTTATTTTTTCCGAACTTTCCGCCAACTGGTTTAAGATTGGAGTTTTTTCTTTGCCAATTCATCAGTTTATACAAACCAACAAATCTAGTGTCTCCACTTCTTTTTACTCCACCATCTTTTGTAATTGGCATGCTTACAAGTTGTTGCTTGATCTTTGCTGAAGCAACAGATTTTGTTGTTGTTGGTTCAGTAAATTGAGCCGATTTATAGGCTATATTTGCCATTTTTTCATTAATGGCTTCCGCCATAGTTTTCTTATTTAGACGCAAATAGAGGTCAAGCGCCTCATTAAATTGCTTGTCATTAAGAATTACGTGTTCAGCTATCACAAATTTGACCTGTTGTTAAATGCCCATGATCGTATTTATGTGGGCAATATCAGATACATTCATTGACCCCTTACGCCTACACTTTCTACCAGATGACCAGATAAAAAAGTGAGATGCTTGGCACATAAGAGACAATGGAACATTCCATAAAATATAATCAATGTTCCAACCTGTTTTTTCTGCCAGAGAGAACAAGAATGCTGAAGTTCCCCCCGGCGTTAGGCGTTTCCCAATTGTTCAGATGCTCCTGCTGTTGGGACAATTTCAACCTGTCCCTTGCTTGCTTCTTCTATAATGGAAGATGCTAGGGTTGTTGCTCTTTCCCTGTCCTCTTGTGTTTTATTGTCTGCCCACAAAAACAATTTTTCTCTAAAAAGATTCTTGTTCCAAGCAAGTTTGATTGCCTCTTTTCTGTCTTTTGCGAGTTGAATATGCATATAAACAAAAGCCCAAATAAAGTAAATTGAACTATCTTCATCGTCTCTAACCTGTAACAGCAAAAGCCTCGACCCCTCTGTGTATGGGGCTAACTTTTCGCCCATAAATTCCCGTTCTGGTGATACAAATGATGAATTAAGCTCTTCGTCTAATGTCATGCTCATAAGTGTTTTAATATCGCTTTCTTTAGTTCTGGCTTTGCATTTTCAGCAACAAACAATGTTTGATTTCCACGCTTAATAACTCTTATCGGTTCTGCCCTTTTAACCAAACCAAGCAGAGTTTCACGATTTTCTAGAGCGGCACGAATATATCTAATGGGTGATTCTATGTCACTTTGCATATCTGCCCAACTTCTTTCCATTTCTGCTCTAGCTTTATCTCCAGCACCATTAGATTCAAACCAAAAAGTTACTTGGCGACGCCCGTCCTCAAAAATTTGATAGGTTACAGGGTCAATTGCTCTTGGCTTGGCACCGTAAGTCGCCACAGCAGAAGCGACTTTAATGTTTGTTGTTCCCCAGAATGCTTCAGACATTTTTAAAGGATTTCAGAAAGAGGGTTAGAACCCCTATTAAGTTACGTTAGGATAACCGGTAGCAGAAATATCTACGGTAATAAAACCATCATTTGATTTATTGATGGTTATAGAATCAATCCTAGTGGAGCCTGTGGTTTGTGCGGCATTAGCGATTGAGATTGCACCACCAGCAGAAGTAGAGGTAAATGCAGTTGTAGTGGTTAGAGAAAGAGAATAGGCAGTTGTTGCATTGTAATAAGCAATTCCAACAATGTCGCCCACGTTATTGCGAACTTCATTTTTTTCAACATTTCTTGCTTCAGAAAATGACTGAACAAGCCCACCAGTTTCAGTTGTTATTCCGAAGGTTAAGTTAGCATATCCAATTGTTACGGCGGCCATAGTATTTAATCCTTTCTGTCAAGTTATGGTTTTGATAGGAATTTACTCTTGATAATTTCCCACCCAATAGTGAAAAGAAAGCCAGCAACAGCAACCATGCCAAGCATTCGATGCTTCAATACCTCTAATGCGCTAACCCTATTTACAAGATCGGCATATCTAGAAAGACTCATTTCAAGCATTGTGGAAATGTTCTTTTGACGTTCTTCCATCCGAGCAAGCCTTTCCTTAATCTCGCTAGTGTCATTCTCACTCATAGTTTTGCTCCTGCTTCTGTAACTCTAATAAACCATTCTCCATCTTTATTTTGATATGGCTCAATAAATCCTTCGTCAAAAAGGTATGATAATGCCTTAATTTTTTCTTCATCAGATACTTTAGCCCAATCAACATCCCTGCTCATAGAGACCCCTTTGAAGCTCTTTCAACATCTCCCATTGTGGGTGTTTCTGGGTATTTACTAGGGCAATTGTCTGTCTGTATTTGAACGGGTGAGCACGAGCAAACCACAAAAGCTAATGCAATAAATATAATAGTTTTCATTGCGGTGTTGCATAAACATTTAGTGTTAAGCCTCTTTGCCATGCCCTTTTGTCTGCTCTAATCGTTGGGTTTTGGCTTATAATTCTAGCCATGTGAACCCTTGTGGACACTATAACATTTTGCAATTTTGTGGTTAGTGTAGGGGTTTCAGAGTAAAAAGCCTCAAAAATACTACAATATGCAGAATCAAAGGATGCTTGGCTTATTTTTGCCGATGTATCTGAATAAATTACATCTACATTTAAATCATAAACTCCACTATAAGGAATTATGAGTTGCGAGTTTATTGAGCAAGTAATTGCTACAAATGGAAATAGCCTAGCACCAACCCTGTTTGTTGTATAAAGATTAAGTCCAGAAACACCAGTTAAAAGGCTTGAAACTGCATCCTCTACCCGAAGCTGTGTTGATTGGCTCATTTTTTAGCAGTTGCAGTTATGTCCAAGGTAATTTCCTTATTCCAAGTCCTATTAACAGAAATGATGCTTGGGCTTTCTGCTATTACATTTGCAATATAACAAGTGATATTAGAGTTGCTGGTAATATAACTAGCCAAATCTGGGCTTCTGTATAGTTGAGCCATTATGCTTTGAAACTTTGCATCAAATTCTGTCCTAGAAATTGTATCTGCTCTAGCTGTATATGTAAGGCTTGATGGGGTTTTAAATACCCCGCTAAATGGTGTTATTTCCTCTGAACCAATTGAGGATTTAGCAACCACATTTGGAAGCGTTCTAGCTGTGCCACGTTCACTTGTAAAAAAATTTACCCCTGTTACTGCGGAGATGGCATTGAGTAGGGCAGACTCAACCTCTCTCTCTATGGATGCCATTAGGTCGTGATGTCCGCTAATTCAATAGTGTAAGAAACATCATCGGTTGCCCTGCTAAATGCGGCAATCATTCTTTCAATTCCAGAAACCGAACAAAGTTGGCCTATTGATGGGGCTGAAATAGATGATGATTTAACTACCAAACTTTGTGTAACTTTAATTATATCTCCACCAATATCTAATTCTTGAGCAGTTCCAAGGTCTGTAACACTTGCTGAAACCGCTGAAGAACCCAATCCTGTGACACTAGCCCACAGGTCTCCGATCATGTAGGTTAAATCCGTGGATAGATAGGTTGTGTCAATTGTTCCAGACATAACCTTTTAGGTGTGTCAATCAGCTTTTATAAGTCCGTCAAAGTCCCAAACATTATCGGCCTCAAACCCATTTCTTTGAGGGAAAAACATCGTTTCTTTCCCCTGCCTAACTGCGGAAGCCAATATCATTGGCGAACTATTGATTCCCCAGAAATTCTCTGCCCCCCGGATAGCCCTTGCCATCTCCGCAACGCTTGGAGCCGTGTAGGTGTCTAGCCCTTGAATCTTAATATCTGGCGGAGTTAGCACATAGAAGTTGTCTTTCCCAAGTTGTTGCCTTGCGTCCTTAATGATTAAAAGAGGATTGCGGTAGTCGCTTTGGCTTGCTCCAAATGGAGCAACTAGATTGTATGTTTCTGGAAGTCCTTTTGCTGGCTTTTCGTCTAGCTTATCAAGAATAATCTTTGTCTTTTCTGCATCCTTGATTTCTGGGCGATCATAAACAAAATCGTGCCAAGGCTTACGGCTTGCCCTAAAAGCATCGTAACGATTAGGCCAAATCTGCAAGTCTATTTGATCGCCTTGGTTGCCTTTCTTGCAATAGGATACCATTTCAAAAACACCCTCGTATTGATCATAGCAATCAATAAAAACTTCATTCCCACGATCTGCCAATAACTTTGCGGCTGGCAAGCACCGAAGCACATCCCCTAGCCTTTCTTTATATATGATAGTTTTAGCAGTCATCAGCAACGCTTTTATCTGCTATAAATGGCATATAATCTGCAAGCCTTACCGGCCCCTGTGTTTCTTGTAGCTTTTCCCATCCCTCTACAAGCCCTTTATATCCATAGAAATCTTCTTTAAATTGCACCTGTTCTTTTGTTGCGTATGCAAAATGTTCAAAGGTTAAACCCCATGCCTCGGTCATTCCTCTTGGAATCATAAGTCCATTTACATTTAGCTTGGGAGGTTCATGACTTACAAACTCAATGCCTTTACCCCACTTCCAAGCTCTAAACCATTCATACCAGTTCGACCCAAAACCCTGTTTTGTTACAACTTTTTTGTTTTGCCCAACATAATAATTGCAATGGAACTGCATAGCTCGCCCTTCCTCGCACCCTTTTAAATGTCCATAAATTGCGTCTATCTGATCTGCTCTCCACATTTCATCTGCATCCACTTCCATAACCACACCCTTTTCTACTCCATGCAAAGCCTCCTTAATCATTTCTAATTTTCCTGCAAATGGTTTTGCTTGCCAATATACTGAAACATTCGGCTGGTTAATACTATTTAGGTATTCGTGTGTTCCATCCACGCTTACGAAATTCTTGTGGTATTTTTCTGGAACTTGCTTGCACCAGCGGGTGCATCCCAGAGGTTCTGAAACTCCCTCTACAATACGCCATTGCCAAGGAATCTTTAGCTTCTTGAACTCATCGAGATGCCGATTGATATAGGGCATCCCATTAAGAACGATGGTAAAGATTGTTAGCACAATTCAAAAATGGCGGCACCATTTCGCACCGACCAATCCTCCCAAAGCAATTTTCCAAATAGGCTTAACTTATGATAGTTTTTCCAGTTTTTAATGTCGTTGGTGTCGTCTAATGCTATAATTGTTTTCTTTGCCAAGAACGGCCTAACACAACGAAGTTCTGCTTCTCCAGAAAAAGGAGAACCATCAATAAGCACAAAATCAAAATTCACATTATATTTAAAGTTAATATCTTCGATTGAATTAGTCTGATATGATTTAGCAGTTTCAACACACTCATCATGCCATCCTAAAACCATTTGTAGTGGGTATTGATTAAGGTTGGTTTTAGTTGTGCGATAGAACTCTGCAACATCTTGTTTATTCATCCATAAATCAGACACAACTGCTGTTCCTTGCACAGATACGCCACCCTTTGCCTCTAAATTCATGCGATGACGCCCAATCCGATCTGGATGGTTTTCAATAGAAAAGAGTTTATCTGTTAGAATGCATTGAGTGGAACCGTCTCCAGTTCCGCCGCCAATCTCTAGCCCAATACCAAGACCCTTGGTATATTTTGCCAATGCTTCACCAAATGAATCGTTAATGGTTACTTCTTGCATTTAATCTTTTCCTCTAAAGCCTTGCGAATAACATAGGCAATCACAGCTTCTTTATCATGTTTTAACGCCATCATACCAGCTTTAAATAAAGCATTTTCACACTTCTCTTCATAACTAACATCTACTTCAACCATCTTTGGGGCTTTCCTAGCCTTTCCAAAGATAAGACTTCCAAGGTCTTTTTTACGCCCAATTATTTGCTTTGCGGTTTTCATAGATGGCCTTGCCTTTTTCGTAAAACTCTGGCTTGTTGTGATTTTTAAGCTGTTCGTCTGGTTTGCCTTTTGTGAACATTGGGTTTTCATGCTTAAACTGAATGTGCTTTGCCTCAATAACCACCCCATCGGCATAGGCTCTCTCGGTATGCTCATTGTCTGAATAGATGCCGTCTGATTCTTGATAGTCTGGATGGAACATGTAACCCTGCTTGTTTAGCCTAGATTGAGTTAGAATAGCCATACAAAGCAGTTTGTCTTGGCGAAGCCCATCTGATACTGCCAGCACTTTCTCGGCCTTTGTGTCGCCAATAGCGTTCAAAATTAGGGCATCCCAATGCTTGCAAGGCGACCAATCATCGCTCATCTGGATAATTACATCCCCCTTGGCGTGTTTTGACCCCTCGTTCCAAGCGTTAATGATTCCTCCGGGGTTGCACCTAATAGCTTGGTGCGGGGTGTAGTCCACCTTCTCATCGTGATCTACCGCAAAAATCCATTGAATCTCTAATGGCTTTTGGGCAAGTGAAAGCCATTGATAACGCCTCTGCCAAGCTAGTTGCGGTCTGCCTCTGGTTGCGTGAACCAAAGTGATTTTAGGAGTCGGCCACATCTTGAGCATCTTCTCGGATTCTTCGGTGTTTCCAACGCACACGCAAGCGATCTGGTAAAGGTCTAGGGTTTTCCAGTCATAGACATCCTCGACTTGATTCCAGTAGTGAGTTTTTGGCCTATGCAGGGTCATCGCACTTCTACTAGACGCATAAGCCTTGTTCCATTGTCCACGGCTGGCATATTCCATCGCCGTGTAATAGTGTGCTTCTCTGCGGTCTGGTTGAAGCGTGATTGCTTGCCCCAACCACTTTAGCCTTTCGTCTTTCCCTGTGCATCGTCCCAAGTTGCAAAGCACATCGTAGCGGAGCGTATCATCCAGTTCTGGGAACATCAAAGCTCTTTTGCTGTAATCAATGCAACGCTCGACTTGGTTGGATAGGTAGGCTTCTTGAGCCGTGTAATAAAGTGAATTGGGTGCTGGTTCGAGGGTATCTGCCAAGATGCGAAAGTTCCTATCAGCACTTGTCTGCTTGTATCCGTGGGGCTTGTGGATTCTGAAAGTGTGATCTACGGCCACCAGCTTATCTGGTTCACTTGCCACAAGCATTTCGTGAACCCGGTTCCTCCAGCGGCACTTACCCTTCTTGCTGAAAGTTTCTCGAAGCGGTTTGAGTCCGGCGTTTGCCACATCGTAACGCATCGCAACCAACCACTTGTCTTGCTTCTCTGCTTCGTCCAAAGCTCGATCAATCGCATCCTCGCATCCCTCTGCCATCACATCATCGGCATCCACCCAAGCCGCCCACTCGCACGAACAATTATCTAATGCCAAATTACGAGCCTCCGCAAAATCGTCAATGTGGTTCCAATCAGTTCGTTTATTTTTGTAGTGAACGACCTTCGCTCCAAAGCTCTTGCAAATTTCCTCTGTCTTGTCCGGAGTCTGGTTTCCCCTAGCGATTGCAACAACAAACTCCTTCGCAATGGGCTTGAAACTTTCCAAGCATCTACCAATGTATTCTTCTTCATTTCCGGCTATGAGATAAATTGATAGGTCGTGTTTCATTTAGGATTTCAAGGGTGATTATTTTTAGCTTAAAGTAAAGCGTTAAGTGTGGTCATTAGGGTGGTTACTCTGGAATCTAGTGAAGAAAGAGTTAGGCTTTTTCCTATTGAGTAGAAAGACATTCTTGCCGCAGAAAATGTTGCCCCAGCGCCAGTTGCAAAAACACCCAATAATTCATTGCTTCCTGCGCCAGAATTTATTGTAGTTGTGGCATCTGAAATGCCACTAGCAGTAGTAAATCTTCTGCTAAAGTTAGCCGAGTTATTTCTTGTGTTTCCTTGAAATCCAATCGGTGCAAGCGTAAGCGTGGAAGCAGTTATAGCTCTGTTTTGAGTGGATATTTGTGTAGCTGATCCGTGACGCAGAACTAACCTGTTGCCAATACCACTTGCTGTTCCAACTAAAGTTCCAGTAGTATTTGTTTGACTTGCTGAAACATAACAAGAAATATGCGAATCGTTTTGTGGAAAGTTTTGTCCACTTCCACTTTCATTGTTATTATATCCAGTAGCAAGATATTTACTTGTCCCGTCTCCTAATAGCCCAAGTTTCCTGCTATAATCACCACTACCAAAAGCATTGTTTGTTGGTGCATTTCCTTTAAGTGGGACTAAAGCACCAGTATAGGTTCTAGCCCCAGCCATAATACAAGAAGCAACAATCGCATCCCAAATCCCGTCAGTCTTGCATCCCACAACAAAAGTATTGATGGCAATCTTAACAGAGTTTTCCAAGGCTTGCCCATCGGCGGCCTCTACTGCGGTGAGATATGCCAAGGCATCGGCATCGTAGGTATTCTTAATGGATAGGGAGCCAATACCACCAATTTTTGTGTTTCCAATTAACATAGGATTTCTATTGATTATGTGTCAATTATTAAAAGGGATAGGTCTTTCCAGCCCCAGCGTTGTAAAGAGATGTGATTTCTGCGCCAGTTAAGGCTCGACTCCAAGCTCCATATTCGCAAATGCTGTAATCTCCTTGTGCATCATCACCAGCAGAATTTGCACCTATTTCTAGTCCAACTCCGCTTCTTGCCGATCCCTCACCTCCATCAGTAATATATAAAGAATTATTGATATACCAATTTAATCCAGATGAATCTTGAGTTATGCAAATATGATACCAGCTTCCATAGCTCCATGCATAAAACTGACCATAATTATTTGCAGGATTGCTTGAATAAAGCCAACCACCAGATTTTTGATTTGAATCAAATTCAACTAAAGCAACGACTGTTCCAGAATTTGTTCCAGAAACATAAATAGATGGAAACTCTCCAATCGAATTATCTGTAATTATTTTAAGCCAAAATGAAATTGTCCAAGAATTTGGAAGTGAAAAATCTGTTTTTCTTAAATATGTTCCATTATAATTAAATCTGCTTGCGTTTGTTATTTTGCCAGATTCTATTGTAATGTTTGAACTAGGGCCGTTTGCGACTGAAAGCGTATTCCCATTCCCACTTGAATCTAGCCAGCTATTTGTGTTGAGCTTCCAGTAGGCTAGTAATCCAGTAAGTAGGTCGATCGGCGTTGATGCTATTGTGGCAGAAATTATTCTGCCTTGCACCAAGGAACGGCCATAACCGAACCTAGGCATCTTTAGTCTCCAATAGCGAGGACTACGCCAGAATGAAGGGTGAACCCGGTGCAGGTTCCAGCAAGATAAACACCAGTATCAATGGTTACTGCATTGCCAGCAGTAGAATTTGCAAGACCAGAAAAGCCAGTTACGACAGAGGAAATACTTGAGAACTTCGCCTGTGAAACAACATAAAGACCAGCAAATTCGCCCGGAGTAGTAATCGCCGTCCCGGTTGTAGTTACATACCGAGTGCCGGGTCTGGCGGCGTGGGAGATTTGATCGTAATAAGGTTCGGAATTTGTAAGGTCTGCCATAGTTTCCTTGTGATTGTGTCAAAAAAAAGGGGGAGAGCTTTCGCCCTCCCCCTTCTTCAAGGAACCAACCAATGAACCAATCTTTAGCTATATTGAGTGGTGATACGAACACCAGCATTAGCGTCAATGATCTTCTCTGCGGTGTTCATGCGAACACGGAGAACATTGCTACGGCGGGCTTCATCACGATAGCTTTCAGAAACAAAGCCACCCGGAGCATCATCAGACCAAACCAAGGTGCGACCCAAACCACCAGCGGTGAACTGCCCACTAGAGATATTGGCAACAATCAATTTGCTGTCCGGAACAATGAAGGAACCAGAATAGCTCTTGTTTTTGTTGGCAGTATTGTAAGCGGCCCGACCAACCAGCACCTTATCAACACCAAACGCCTGTGCAATCTGGCTTTCATCCAGCAAGCGACCACCAGTATTGGAAACCGTTCCATAAAACTGATTTTGCAGGAGGGTTGAGCGGCGGATACGTTCATAAACATTGGCAGACATAACGACTGCATTTGCTTCGTATCCAAGTTTATTCAAGGCCAATTTGCCAGCGGCCACGTCAGCAGGGGCATTGATAGTGGCAAGGTTGGCTTCTGTATAGGCGATGCTACCAGTTGCAGTTAAATCAGCCGTGGTGAATGGAGTAGTGGTTGCAAACAACAAGTCAGCAACACGCTTCTCATGGGACAGCTTCACCTGACGGAGCAAAAACTTTGCAGTTTCGGCCTCGATGGCGAAGAAGCGGCTAGCGTCTGACCGGAAAGAATCATCCAACAATTCTTCGAGTCCCGTTTCCACGCAATCATAGGTATCAGAGGTGAATTTGCGAACAGCACGAGCGTATTCAGCGCCAGCATTACGCTTGGCCGCATCAGCATTCAACAGATCGGCATCAGCCGTCTGAACCTTCAGATAAACACCACTTTTTGCCGAAACAGGCAAGAGAGGCATGACTTCTGCACCAATCATTCCAATTTGTGCAGGGGCTTCGATCAACGCTTGGTTGATATCGGCCCGAATAGTTGTTCCGCCACTAATAAAACTCATTGTATTTTATTCTTTCTTTGTTTGTTGTTTGTGTTGTTTAGAACAATGGAACTGCAATTTCAATAACTGCTGAAGTTGCTGTGGCCGCCTCAAGAGCGATACCAGCAGTCGACAGGTTGGCCGCCAACGTTGTCACTTGGCCGGCCGCATCAAAAAACACGGTGTTGCCAACTGCACAAGTTCCGGAGACGGTTGCGAAGAAGGTGGGGTGTAGCATCTTAATTGTTACAAAACCGCCAGCGGGAGCATCTTCTTGAGTCACGCCAATGGTTTTGTTAGCACCAGAAACCGACACATTTACGAAACCCGCCGTGGTGGTATCAGGGGTCACGAAACGATAAGCTGAAACAGCGGAGGCTGTTCCAAATGTGCGGAAAACATTATCAACTTGAGTGGACATTGTATTTAATCCTTTGTGTTAGATTTTAGTAATGCCACGGCTTTTGGCCTCGGCATATTCTTGGGGGTTTGAGAGCATCACGGCTTGCATAGCCTTGAGTTTCGAATTGCTGTAATCGCTGTGGGCGGCTACGAGTTCTTCAAAAGTTTTGGGTTCGACCTTTGCAGGTGCTTCAACAACAGGGGAAGCAGAGATGGGCTTAATGCCAAATTCAGTTAGAACGGCTTTGAGCTTTTCGGCCATCTGGCTTTCGTCCTTCTTGACCTTATCTTCGGGCGAAGGAACATCAGAAACAGGCTTTCCCTCTGCCGAATCTTCGGCTTGGTCTGCGGCTTCATCAGCGGGTTTCATGAGGGCTTCGAGAGCCTCCAAGCGAGCCTTCATCTGGCTCAATTCATCCATGTAGTTCTTTTCCATAGTTTTATCTCCTTTTTTGTCAAGTATTGGGTCGCTCTCGACAATTGCTTGTTTAATATCAGAGGGAATACTTTGCCCCCCTGCATTATATCCCAAATTTTCTTCAGCTTTAACACAAGAGCCGGGCTCATAGGGTGCAACACCCTTTGCCGGCTTGTATCCTTCCCAACATCTAAATTTTGTTCCAACAGCAAAAACAAGCATTTCAGATTCATTGCTTTGAAAGTCTCTAAACTTTTCATTGCTTGCTGGACTAGAAACCAAATCAGCAGATTCAATCCTTTGCGGGCGGATGTAATCCTTGCCTCCAATGGTTTCTGATTCATTCATAAAAGCCAAGCTAACTCCGAATTGGTCTGGTGCTTCATTTGCCATTTCCTTGACCAAGGCATAATGAGGGGAACTTTTAAGAAGATGAAGATCGGCCAATAATTTATCACCCTCAATGCGAGGGTTTCTGGCAAATCCCAAAACCGCATCTAAACCGCTTCCGTGATTCATCTTAACTTTCACGCCATTGGGAGCCTTCGACATTAGTTCATAGGCTTTTTCAAGAGAGGTTTTATCAATAAACAAATCATGACCCCTAGCTTCCCCTTGGCTTAAAATATAGACATTGGGAATAATGGTCGAATCTTCTTCAAGCCTAGCTTCTTTGCGTTGGTTTTTCTTTGCATCCCTATAAGTCTGATAAGCAACTGCAACCCTTTGTTTCTCATCTGGAAAGTCTTTTACAGCAGTTGTATGACCCATGAAACGACCAACAAAGTCTTTGCTTTTCTCGCCTTTTTTAGGTGTGAGTAGGGGCATATTATTAAACTAGGGTTAAAAGATACTTTAGCTGATTTACATTTCCAAGAATCTCATCTCGGATATTCAATAAGTCTGTATCACCTTCATTTAGATAGCTTGGTATTTCTTCTGATAAGAATGAAATGAAGTCATCATTATACTCACTAAAGGAATCGGAGTAGTTATCTAGGCTAATATCAAAAGTAGAAGCAGAAAAGATTCGGCCATACTTGCCCATGAAAGTTTCAATAAACTCATCAATGTTTTCTGTAAGAGATTCATAGATTTCACCAAAACTTTTGTGCTGGCTATAACTCTTTGTCTGCCAATGAAATATCTTGTATTGATTCTGATATGTCAGAAAGGTCGTTAAAATTGTCTCGCCGTTGGCGTTTTCCATAAGGTTATGGTTTCTTGTCAATTGAATCGTTACAAGTGCAATCTGGTTTGTCGCAAAGTTCTTCTTTGTCTGATTTCTTTGAATCTTTTATTCCATAAAGGTTTTTTAGATATTCGTCCATTGCCTCTTCATATTCTTTTTTATTAAAAAGTTCTTTTGGAATAATCATTTTAGTTCCGGCCCTTTATAGATTTTATACATATCATAAACATCCTTATCAAATTTCTTGCCTGCGATATGACCAGCAAATGTTTCTGCCACAAACTCCATTGGATTTGTTTGAGCATATTCACTCACTTTACCGGCTATTGCTTTTCTTTGTTTTGCAATTTCTCCAGTTCCAAATTTGCCGGTCCTATATCCATCTGCCTCAATGTATCCAATTTGTTCTTTATGCAATACATGACCATATTCATGCACCAAAACATCGTTTGTTGTAAGCCAGCCTTCTTTTACATTTCTTTCTGTTGATCGCATTAAACCATTTGTTGAATTATTATCAAATTTGCTATTATAAATAATAAGTTGTCTTTTGTGCTTCCCTGTTGTTATGTCTGCTTGCGCTCTTGCAAGCGCATAAGCATTTCTGTTTCTTCCTGTAATTCTTGTTGATTCAATAGCGCTAGGTGGAGGGATTTTGTAACCCTTTTCAGTAAGCTGATCATATTCTTTTTCTATTTTTGTAACAATTTCTGGGTCGTTTGGAAGATGCACCCATACTTTATTACCTTGACTTATTTTATCAGTAATTCTCTTTCTTTCTTCTTCGGATGAAGGTTTGTCTGAAACTTTTGGTGGTGCTGGCTTTTTAACTGATGGAACGGGTGGTGGTGTTGGAGTGGTCTTTGTTGATTGTGGTTTTGAGGTTGGGGGTGTAGGGGTTTGAGGTCTTAATTTTATCTTGGGCATTTTTTGTTTTTCGGAACCCTTTGATTTTGGCCTACCATATCCAACAGCGCATGTGTTTTCTTTGTCGAACGTTCCATCCTCAATTTGTCCGCAAGGATTTAAAACCTCATCTGAACTAGTAGATGCAAATTCAGTTTCTACTTTTTTTTTATTGTCTGTAAGTGGTCCGCCTACAATCCAAGCATCGCAAGTTCTTTTTGCGGCACATTTGAAGTCAAAGATTTCACAATAGCCAAGGTTTCCACCAATAGCGACTTCGTTGGCATCTTCTCCAATACCCTTCTTGATACATTCAAGAACTTTGCTGGTCTGATTAAAGGCGGCACAATTACCACAAAGCATTTTCTTTGCAGTTGCTACATCACCTTGAAATTCATTTGCCTTTGCTTTCCAATAAGCATCATTTGGCTCATTGGGGTTAGCAGGTCCGTAGTTGGCATCATCCACAGCATTTTGCCTGTTGGCTAAATTGGTTTTAATGTCTTGGGTTGCAACTGGACAAGATGCAGGTTCTTCTAGCTTTTCATCCCTGCTATCCATTTGCTTAATAACTTTTCTAACCCAAGCGTAACCAGCATCACCGCCCCACCCATTCCATGCTTGCCATCCTTTGCCTTGCTCATCCCATCCAGCACCTTTCTTATCGACCTCATGGCGACTAAAGAATGAATGCATTCTGCGAATGGTGTCGGGTGAAAGTGCCTTGCCTGCGATCAAATCCCTAGCCCTTGCAATTCCAACTGCTGTCATTCCCCTCTGACTTGCTGGCTTTTTGCCTCTTACATCTAATGCCCTTTTTGCGGCTTCTCTTGCTCCCTGTGGAGGTGTGAAGTCAATGTCGGAATACTTTCCAAGTTCGCAAGCCTTGAGCATTCCAGAAATTAACATCTTAATGCTGTTATTATCTAGCTTGGAAAGTTCTTGTAAATTATCCTCAATTTGCCTTGCACCAGTTTTTTGCGTGTCCTCAGTTGCGCCTTTTTCAGTTGGTTCACGCTCCTCACCAACATCAATATCCCCATCACTTCCAGTTGTGCGACTAGATGTATCCTGTTCTTTAATTGGGGGGACTACAACAACTGCATTTTCATCTTGTGGTTCATCTTGCATTTGCTCTGGTGCGGGTGAACCACCGCCCGGTGCTGGCATTGGTGCTGGTTTATTAATGTCTGAAATTGTCTCTGGCGGAACCCCATACTGCTCGGCAAGGTCTTTAACCAGTTTTGCCTCTAATGCTCTTTGACGCATTGAACTTTCAAAATCCAAGCCCTTCTCTGCATAAATAGAACTTGCTGTGGTTAGTCCGGCCTTAAACTCTGCAATGTTGGCTTGTGACTCACGGCCAAGGTCGATGGATACATTTGCACCAAAATTAAATACTCCCTTGGTGCTTTTGCTCCCAAGGTTGTTTGGAATTAATCCCCTAGCAACTCCATCTGCAATTACGATATTCTTGAGCGGGCGAAGCACACGATCTTCCAAAAGTTTTTGGTATCTGCGGAAAGTTCGTCCAGCTTGTTGCATTTCAAGCCTAGCAGTTGGGCCGGACATTGAGGATGGGTCGACAGCAAATGAATAGGGAATGCCAACACCCATGCAAATGTTACGCAGAAGAATCCTATGAAATTCTGCAAATGCACCAGAAGGACGGCTTGGACCGTCAGGGAAAACGATGTCCTCATTGACTTCTAGGTAACTGATTTTACCCGGCTCAATAGTTTCCAGCTTAATGCCTTGATTGTCTGCGTTTAAGTCGTTGGTTAGAGTGGACAAATCAGAGGCATTATTATTGTTTCTTTTAACAATTCCAGCTTGCGAACTTGCCAGCTTTGCGGCCATCTTTTCAGAGGCAATGATTTCATACAAATCTACGCAATCATTAATGGCAGTATGGAAAGCAGAAATCCCTCGGTATTGGTCAATGCGAAGCGGGTCATAAAGGTGAAATGCTTGGCTTGCTGGAATTGTGGTTTGGAAAATGTATGCATTCCCAAATGTGCGAAGGTAAATGTCATAACCAGTAGGGGCGCCAGTTTCTTGGTCAATATGAATACCGCTGATAAGATTAAGGCTTGTATATGTTCTGTTTGGGTCGCCAACTCTGTCTGCCTCAATTCCCTGTAATTTTAGATTTCCCTGTTGATCACGCACGAGAACAAACAAAAAATCACCATCCCGAAGCATCGACATCATTGCAATCTGCATTAGGAAAGAACCTGTATTCCGTCCAGATAGGTCACATTTATCCCACCATTCATTCCAATAAGCCTCTACATCTGTATTGACTCTGGGGCTTTCAGTTCTGGCTTGATATGAAATGTTGCCAGCACAATGACTAGCAAACTTCATTAGCAAACCACGAACCAATCCAACATTTTCTGCCAAATCCCTTGAACGCTTCAGCAACTCAACTCGATCATAATTTGATCTGAAACCTTCAGCACCAGACAGAGAAGACGGCCCGCGGCGCTGGCGATTATATTGAACTGCGTCATATTCAAAAGATGTAAGTTTTGCCCTAGAAACTAGGCGATCAACTGCGGCTTGCGGATTAACAAAGGCAATCGCCTTATCGAGAAAGTTCAGCCCAATCTTTTTCACTTACGCCATTCCAATTGAACGAGCTGGACCGAATTTTGCATAGGTAGTTCTAATTCTTTGTCCAGTTCCAGATTGTATTGCAAGAGTTAATTCCGCAATAGTGTCGCGAACTTCACTTAAATTTGCCCTAGAAAAAGACCTTCCAGCAATGGAATAGCTTGAACCCGCCACCGCAATAGCTTCAAGACAGGTAACATACTTATCCCGTAAGGAAGTTAGGGTGGTTAGGGGTAGTCCAATGAAATCACCCTTCGCCATTATTCTCAACCTCATCTGTCAAACTTGCAGGGGAAATGTTCAATAGCTTGTGCAAACTTGCACCCACTATGTTCATGCATTCGCAATCTAGCAAGTGATTATCCTTCCCTATTTGTTTCCATACCAACCTAGTTCTTCCCGTCATCGGGTTTTTGACTGAAACTTTTCTTTCTGCGTTAATGTGTTCCCTCCAAACTTGAGGAACATCGTCAGCAACAAACCCGTCAGACTTTAAAAGATTTGAAAGAATATCCTTAATCGTTGGATTAGACCAACGCCAAACAGGAGCCAATCGCCACTTCCAACCCTCTTTAGAACTTTTGACTCGACCCGAGAATGGGTCACCATTCATAATTCTAGCAAATGGTCTGGCAATTCTCTCTTGATTGATAATTTCTGAAAAACTGGTTTTATCCGAACCAACAAGACCAAGCCAACCCATCTTGCAAATCATCTCATAGCATAATCTGGTTTGGTCTCCTGTATCAATTAACACGCATCTAGGCTCAACTTTAAACTCTTCTGCCTTTGCTGATACATCACCCCAAGTTTCTAACCTTCCAGCCCAAACCATTCTTGATTTCCCTTCCTTGCTATATGCACGAACTAAAGCCCAAGTGTGGAAACCGCCAGATTCTTGCACGTCCACGGACATAATACACCTTTCACCCTCTCTGACTTCTCCCATGTTGTAGCCTCCCGCCTTAATTTCAATCCTCTCTTGTTCATGCTCAAGCCAAGGTTCGGCCAAAATGCGATTAACAAAGTCTTGCAATCCAATAATACCACTATGCTTATCCTGTAAGAACTTAACTGCTAGTGAACCAAATGTAACCCAAGGGGCGTAAAGCCCATTCAAATGATAGGATCGGCGTGCTGGTTCACCTTTTGGATTGGTTGCAACCCATTCCCCCCCACGAAGCATTGCTGTTTTCTGTCCATCTGTAATCTTTCCTTTGCAGTTCTCGCACTCATAATAAGCCGATGACTTAACCAATTTGAAATCGTAAACTGCTTCTTCAAGTTTTGCGGCATCATCCCACTTAACCTGTCCCCAAATTAGTTTTTGCTTATGATTGCAATGTGGGCAAGGCACAAAGAAAAACCTCATGTCTCCTTTTTGCCATTCGCTCCAAATTGTAGATTCAGCAGTTGTCGGTGTAGATGTTGCGATAATCAAATGATTGGGATAAGTTGCAACTCGTGCCTCTGCCAACTGCAATGCTCCAGCTTCAGATTTGCTTGAACCCGCATCTGGGTATTTGTCCACCTCATCGAGCATTAGAAGTGATACCGACCTAGATGCAAGATTTGCGGGACTATTTGAACCTACAAACCAAAGCGACATTCTTTTAAAATGTTGCTCTAGTATTTTAATTTTGTCGGTGTTGTCTGGCTTTTCTTTTGCTAATGCTGGGCAATCATCCACCATCGGCAACCATCTAGTTTCAGAAAACGACCTAGCCAAAGCCTCTGATGGCATTACCCAAAGACTAGGGCAAGGCCGTTCAGCAAGCCTATAAGCAAGACCAGCAAGAATTGTGGTTGTCTTGGATGTCTGCGCCCCCCATACCAAGGTAATTCTACGAACTGAATCATCACCAAAAGCCTCAAGCGGCTCTTTTACATAGGGCGTAAGTTTTGTTGAGTATGCACCGGGAATATTTGTTACCCTAGCTGATAAAGTAAGATTTTTCTCTGCCCATTCTGGAATCGAGAGTTTTTCCCTTGGTTCAAAGATTGTTCGAGCAAATTCCTTAACATTTGCAATTTGATTCATCTTTTAATCATGTAATCCTTTGCGTAAGCCCAAGTTGGATTCTGATGAATCTTGTGATGACATTCAAAGCACACGGCCAAGAAAAACTCTGTCTCGTTCAACCTGTCTCCAAATCTTCCACGGCGATGATGCACTTGGCTTGCCATCTTGGATTGGCAAACTTGGCAAATAGAATTATTCCCTAAAAATTTCTCCCTAACATCTTTATAGACCTCATTTTGCACTTTTCTCTTTTTAGATACTTGACTTAGCTTGCCGCCTCGCTTTAGTGGTGTTTTGCGTTTTAGTGGTGAGCGTTTCATTTTAATATATCATCTAGAACGGAACCAAGAATGCAGACTACAACTAGACCAACAAGCAAAAGAAGAAAACTCTCATTCATTTAAAGGCTCCCTCTGCTTTTTGAATTGTTACAAAAATTTGATCTACCCCTTCTTGAATTGCTTGTTTTGCACATTCTGGGTCGCTTGGGTTTGCTCTTGCTGAAAGTGAAGCTGGCATTGCATCCATTAAGTTTCTAATTGAGCCTAGCCATTTTCCAAAAACTTCTCTCACCTCATCCATTCTTATTACCGACCTTGTTGCTTCCTCAAATTGGGCGTGCTCCATTTCTGCTTCACTTGCCCTTTTTTTGGCTTCTCCCCATCCTGCGATTGCGGCGCGCATGGCTACTGGATTTCCATCCCTGCTTGCCCTTGCGACCAATGAGTAGGCAACTAGTTCCGCCCTCTTTGCCCGAATCAATCGTCCAAGCGAGTTTTCCGATTTCAACGACTCGGAGTCCGCATTTTCTAATGTCTCTGATGAGTTTGTTGAAGGGGGCAAGATTGGTTGAATCCGACTTGGTCTTTTTTGATTTGCCAGTTTCCACCTGTATGCATCTGCTTCGCTGGTTAGGGGCATTCCATCCTTTACCATTTTGGATATTTGTCCCCTGTCCATTCCCCATTTTTTTACCAAATCTGCTTGTCGAATCATTTATCACAAGGGTCGCCCACAGGTTCCACACTTTTCACCTGTTGGCTCATCCCTATCCTCTGGGGTTGTTGCCTCCATCATTTGTGCAATCTCTTCTTGCCCAAATCCTGTAATATCTAAATCAATGTCCCCTGTATCTAAACCTTCAAATAAATCCTTTAATGCTGGCAAATCAAATTCACCACTCAATTTGTTCAAAGCTATGTTTGCGGCTTTTTCCTGTTGCTCATCCAACCAAACCGCCCAAACCTCAACTTCATCTTTGCCAAGTGCTGAATAGCACTTTAAGCGCTGATGACCTCCCACAATGTTTCCTGTTTTTGCATTCCATGTGATCGGCTGAAGATTCCCAAGTTCAGATAAACTTTTTGTTAGTCTGCCCAAAGAATCGCTCGTGATTTTTCTTGGGTTGTATGAAGCTGGAGAAAGTTCAGAAACCTTCTTGGTTAGTAGGCAGGGATATTTCATTGATGTAAGCCTTTGCGACTCAACTTGCACAGAAATCCTTCGCCGCGGAACC